TACCTTTATCAAGGGTTTAGTCGTGGCCCATTCACGTCCCAACACAGCCCTCGCACATACGAAGAGCGAGAGGCAGCGATACGTCGTAACGTGGAGTGGGAATCAGGCGGCATCCAACGTGGTGTAGACAGATACCACAACGAACTGAACAAGGATGTCTCTAAGTTCAGTGCTACTGGTCGATCCGCATTCGCAGATACAGATGTCGGATCGAAGCTGGTTGACCAGTGCATGAAACCACTGGTTGTTGGCATCAAGGAAGAGCAAGCAGTTGCACAGCTAGGGTTCTCTAAGAAGGGACACGCCGCTGTGTGGTGGTTACCTATGTTGTGTCTTCAGCCTGAGAAGATAGCAGCGGTCACCATCCGTACTGTCCTTGCTGGTCTACAGCCAGAGGTATCACACTCCCGGCCTTGGACAGCAGCAGCGTTACTCATTGGTGCGAACATCAAGATGGAACGTGAGTTCGATCTATGGAAGGAACGCCAGTACCGTGAGGCTAAGGATGGCAGCGTCAATCTCTATAAGGTGATGACCAAGAACTGTAAGCGTATCGACACACGTGCTGCACGTAAGTTCATGCGTCTATCCACTGACCTTGATCGTCTCGACTGGACTAAAGAGGTGCGCCTTCATATCGGCATGAAGTGTCTCGATACTCTAGTGCGTCACGGTAATGGGTGGTTCGAGATGTCCTTGGTTGGGCGTGGGTACGGGAGGACGAGACATACAGAGAAAACTGTGAAGCTAACACAAGTAGCACGTGATGCTATCGAACAGGATCACAGGCGGTGTGAGTTCAATCGTCCCTTCTTACTGCCAATGTTATGTGAACCAGCGGAATGGAGATGGCATGAAGGGAAAGCGAAATCCAGTGGCGAAGGACTTACGGCAACCGAAGTATCGGAAGCGGATAGTCAAATCGCAGAAGGTCTACGACAGAAACAAAACAAAGCAGCGTGACAAGGATGGAAGGCATGAGAGAGATGGCAGCGAATAGCGGTATCAAATGGGTAGACGTTAGCTTCGATAAAGCAGTCGAGATTCTTTACATGATCGTAGATATCACAGGTCTCTCTTACGAGGAGATCAATGTGTTTATCTTCGGTCTCTTTGCAATCGTCTGGCCTATCCAAACTGTACTGACATTTATATTCTGGCTACGAAGGAGACGTGCATGAGCTACGTTGGCGGGTACTATATGATCAAAGAGCCGTTCCTTAAGTACGGCTTACATGAACACACGGCATCTCTTCGTCGTCCTATCAGTGACGAGGTGATGTACGTGTGTGACGTGCTTGGTAAGACACCACTTGAGATCAACGAGTTCGTGTTTGATGTCGTTCAAGAATTGGTGGATCGAAACGAAACTCTCGGCAGCATACCTCCAAGTGGTGACATCCCCATGCCGCCGACGATACCTGACCACGTGTGGGAAGGCATGACAGTCAAGGACAAGATGGGTGTGAAGGCAGATCGTGAGGCAGTGTGGAACTCACGTGCTAAATACCAAGGTCAACGTGAAGCTCTCTATCGGAAGATCAACATGGCACATGACCTCAAGGGTGAAACCTTTTGGATTCCTCACTGCCCTGACTTCCGAGGACGCCTGTACCCACAATCACAAGACCTCAACTTTGTGAATGACGATCTATCTCGTGGTCTGATTAGGTTTGCCGAAGGTAAACAACTAGGCCCACGGGGTAAGCACTGGCTATCCATACGATTGGCTAACACGTATGGGATGGATAAGTTTTCATTTGCCAAGCGTGTACAGTGGGTTGTTAACAACGATCAACTGATACTTGATAGCGCCCGTAATCCTCTGGATGGGCAGAGGTTTTGGGCAGATGCCGATGAGCCATACCAATTCCTCGCTGCTTGTAAGGAGTACGAAGGATACGTCATGCAAGGGGAGACCTTCGTCTCTCACATTCCCATTCACCTTGACGCTACGGCGAGTGGACTACAGCACCTGAGTGCGTGGTCCCGTGACGCACGTGCTGCACAGGTGGTCAACATGACAGGCAGTGATGAGCGGTATGATATCTATGGTATCCAAGCCGAGGCGCTCAACACATTGATCTCACGTGACATGGAAACAAGTGCCGCCGCCTTAAATTGTCACGGCTATGTGACGAGGGCGACAGTAAAACGTGGGGTTATGACCATCCCATATTCTGTGACCCCTCAAGGTCTACGTGATCAGTTCATCAAGGATGGACATCTGGATAATATCCCTGGCTCTAAGATTCAGAACGCAAACTACCTTCGAGATGCACTGATGGCATCACTCGGTGACACCATTCAGAAACCAATGGAAGTTATGGCGTACTTCAAGGGGTGCGTTGAGGCACTAGCCAATGAGAACATACCACTTGAATTCACCACACCTATGGGCATGAAGGTTCGACAAGCGTACATCAATCATAACAAGAAGGAGGTGAAGACCCTCTTCGGTAAGGCCGTGTTGTGGTACGAGGAGAAATCACTGGGTTTGAACAAGCGTAAGCAAAGCCTAGCGAGTAGCCCCAACATCATCCACGCCCATGATGCTGCCCACCTCCAGGCCGTCGTGATGATGGGAGCCAGTGAAGACAAGCCCATCACAAGCTGGGCGTGTATCCATGACAGTATTGGTGTCCATGCTTGTGAGGTGGACAGGTTGAACAAGATCATACGCCGTGAGTTTGTGCGGATTTATGATCGTCCAATCCTCGAAGAGTTCCACGATAATTTGAAGCGACATAAGGTCAAGCTACCTGATCCTCCCACCCTTGGATCATTCGACATCAAGAGTGTCGAGCAAGCCCCTTATTTTTTCTCATAGTTGTACAGTGGAACCATAACACTAATGCAATAGATTCCCTCTAGTGTAGAGGAAACAAGGAGACTACATATGAGTACAGACATTCAACCCGCTCAAATTCTAAAAGAAGCTGCATCGTTAATCGTGGATGATCGTGCGGATACGCATGGTGATATGATCGAGAATCACCGCAACATAGCACAACTTTGGCAGGGGTATCTTCACGACAAGATGCACCACGCTGGTCGTATCACAGCCCACGACGCAGCGAACATGATGGAGTTGCTCAAGGTAGCTCGTCGTAAGACAGGCGCTCACAACGATGATGATTACATCGATGCTGCTGGTTATGCCGCCGTCGCACACGAGTGCAGCAAATGAATGGTCAAGTGATCGACTTCAATTTTGAGGTAGCTCAAGCCCTTGGGTTGGACACCGAGGTAATACGTGAGGCCAGACCGTTGGTCTACGAGATTAGCCTTCGCATCTCCGAGGTGTTCAAGGACGTAGCTGCAACCGAAGATCCGTCACGTGAGGCTATGGCTCTCGCACAATCAATGGCCGCTGCCGTCATCATCGAGGCGGCTGGATCATTTATGAATGAAGACCTTGAGAGTTTTTACTTTCGACTGATTGAGGCTGCTGACCGTGGCCTCTTTGACATGGCACCGTCCGAGGCACCCCCAAAACTTCAAGCGATTTTCCAGCAATACATGGAGGAAGAAGATGAAAACTAAAGTCGAGACTGTTGTATCCCCAGTAGGGACAGCCGCCTATTCGTGGTTGACCAAAGCCGACACAGCCTTCGGTCAGAACCACTTCAAGGTCACCTTGATGTTGGACAAGAGCGACAAAGACAACAAAGCATTTGTTGATAAGGTCAACAAAACTCACAAAGAGTTTTCTGACGGGAAGAAGACACCCAGTCCTATCAAGGATGGGGATGCGAGTGATAAGGAAGAACTCGCTGGCAAGTGGTCGTTCACTGCGAAGACGCAATACGCTCCGAAGCTGGTGGATACCCAACGCCAACAACTGCCAGAGAATACAGCACCAATGTCAGGTGATCTCATTCGCGTAGCGATGGGCCTCGCTGGATATGACACTGGTGCTAATGCGGGTGTCTCGCTTCGACTCAAAGCTGTTCAGCTTGTCGAGAAGCGAAACGCTGGGGGCGATGTCGGGGATGTCTTTGATGACATCAATGGCTTCGTCAACAAAGAAGCCGACAGTAGTGAACTTGAAGATGATGAAGATTTCTAAGTTCAAAGCTGATGGCGAATGCTCTCTCCTACTGCCGCCTGTCCCTGCCTCTCGTCCACGTGTCGGGAGGTGGGGAACTTTTTATTCAAAGAACTACGCGCAGTGGAAAGAACAAGCTCGACTTCTATTACAAGATCAAGACCTCCCACGTACCTCTGCCCCGCTCGCCGTCATGGTTGAGCAAGTGTGCAAGAAGCCTAAGACAACTAAGCGCAGCTACCCAGTGGGTGACTGCGACAATCATGTCAAAGGGCCACTCGATGCAATCACCAAGGCGGATGGTGCGTGGGATGACGATGACCAGATCGTCTGGTTAGCAGTGACAAAACGATTTGCAGATCAGGATGAACAACCAAGGAGCATTGTTAAATGGATGGAGCTTCCAACCTAATTACACACACAGCGTGTCCATGCGGAACGTCGAGTGACGCATTAGCGACGTATGACGACGGACACTCCTTCTGTTTTAGCTGCAATAAATACTTTGGTGATGGACAGAAGGAGAAGCCTGTGAACACAGACTTGATAAATGGTTTATCTACTGTTGCGCTTTCAAAGCGGAGTATCTCAGAGACAACGTGTAGAAAATTCGGCTACGGACGTGGTGAATATAAAGGACAGACAGTTCAAGTAGCACCGTACTACGACGAGAGCGGCAAGCTCGTCGCTCAGAAAGTTCGATTCGCCAACAAAGACATGATCACATTAGGTGACATGAAGAAGGCTGTGTTGTTTGGTCAGAAGTTATTTCGGACAGGTAACAAACGTATCGTAGTTACCGAGGGTGAGATCGACGCGCTCTCTGTGTTTGAGGCAATGCCTAACTGGCCTGTGGTCAGCATCAAGTCAGGTGCTGCTGGAGCCAAGCGATCCTTCAAAGAGAACATCGAGTACCTCGAATCATACGACAAGGTCGTCATCATGTTCGATGAGGATGAGGCGGGGCAGAAGGCAGCACGTGAGTGTGCTGATCTCCTCTCTCCTGGCAAGGCAGCGATTGCAAAGTTATCACGCAAAGATGCAAACGAGATGCTGGTCAACGATGAGGCAAAGC